TACAGGTGATACAGGTCCTCAAGGTGCTACTGGCCCTCAAGGCCCTCAAGGTGCTCAAGGTCCGCAGGGTGATATGGGTCCTGCTGGTCCTACAGGGGCTACGGGTGCTACTGGCGCTCAGGGCGCTACGGGTGCTACTGGTGCTCAAGGTCCGCAGGGTGATATGGGTCCTGCTGGTCCTACAGGGGCTACGGGTGCTACTGGCGCTCAGGGCGCTACGGGTGCAACAGGCGCTCAGGGTGCGACCGGGGCATCCGGTACAACTCCAGCATTGAGTTATATTTCAGGCGAGTATTACAGAACACCAGTTGCAATAGTCGCAAGAACAGCGACCGTTAATCAGCTTTATTTTGCTCCTCTTTTAGTGCCAGCATCAACAACTTTAGATCGAATAGTTATTGTTACAGCCTCAAGCTTTTCTGGAACCGCTGTTGTCAGATTGGGTTTATATGCCGAAAGCAACGGAAGGCCTGATTCTTTAATTGTTGACGCTGGCACGGTTTCTTGCACCGCATCTACAACGCAATACGAAATAACCATTAATGCAACCGTTGGGCCTGGTTTCTTTTTTGTTGGAGCAGTTATGCAAACAGCAGCAACGACTTCCACTTTTTTGGGAATCAACGGTTCAGGATCTTATAATCCTTGGCTGAATAGTTGGTACAACAATGCTTCTACTGGTAGTAATGCGGGTTTTTATAAGAACTCGGTGACAGGATCATTGCCTAATCCAGCAGCAGATTCAGGATATATAGGGAGTGTCGGAATCTTGGCTTCAGTTAGGAAAACATAATGCAAAAAATAGTTTTTGGTTTGGGCGGATATTGCGAAAATTGTGACGCAACTCATGACCACCCGTTAAACAACATTGTTGAAATCATAGAAACATCAGACGAAGAAACTACGATTGAATTATGATTTACCGCATTCAATCAAAACAATTGTTGGATAACTACGCTGTTTTACAAACTTTGCAAACCAACGAATTGGCTATCAATGCAAGCATTATTGTGGCAAACGTAGGTGCGCCATTCAACGGCACGTTTACAATTCTTGCGTTGCCGCAATACGAATTTATCGGTGTTGATAGTCATGGTTTTCTTCAATACAACGAACAAAACCCAATTGCCAACCAGGTGCTTTACGCCTGCACCGGAATCAATCAAGACCGCGCACAACAGTTTACAGGCACGATTGACGACACAAGCGTTTGTACTTGGATTACAGCAAATGACATTGCAACATGGCTTTATCTCACTCCAGCAACGCCTGCAGATGAAGATTTTTTAATAAGTTGCGCTGCAAGTTCTAATGCAACGTGCTATCGCAAACGTCAGGAATCGGGCTACATAGATCAGTTGAGCGTTGTTCCATCGGCTGACGTTAGATTGGGTGCAATTATGTACGGGGGAAATCTTTATCGAGCCCGTTCAAGTATGGACCAGATCGCATCGTTTGATGGTATGGGCATTACTCCAAGTGTGGGCATTACTGCACAAATCAAAATCTTGTTGGGCATTCCTCGACCACAGGTTGCCTGATGATTTATAGCGACTTGTTTAACACGGCCTTTAATGACCTTTGCGAAACTCTTACAGAGATCACAGGCTTAACGGTGGTAAACGACCCACGCAATATGCGCCCCAATTGCCTACTGGTTAACCCGCCATCTTTTGACGCGTTTAACTACAACATTGCAAAACTCTCGTTTAACTGCACAATGGTGGCTATGGGTCCTGGCAACCTTGACGCGGTAAGACCTTTGCTTGCAGCTTGTGCGAGCATCCTAAACAAGAACGTGGCGTTGCTATCTGGCAGGCCAACTAGCGTTGATATCGGCGGAGTTGTTTATCCTGCCTACGATCTAACTATTGACTTGCAAGCCCAGGCCTCATAATCCACTACAAGCGAACATAAATAATCTAATATCAGAACAGAACTAAGGAGCAACACACATGGCTAGCGCAACATACCTCTCAAACCCAGTCCTCACGATCAACAGCGTTGATTTGACCGACATGTGCACCGCAGCAACATTGACCTACCTGGTTGAAGCGCTCGAAGACACCGCATTCGGCACCAACTCACGCAGTTACACCGCAGGCCTCGCCAACAACGAAGTGACCTTGACGATGTACGCATCATTCGCAGCAACCGAAACTTACGCAACATTGCAACCACTTGTAGGCACCAAAACCAACATCACGTTGCAACCAGCATCAGGAAGCGAATCAGCAACCAACCCAAAGTTTGTTTTGACTGGTTGCTACCTTGAGTCATTGCCAGTTATTAACGCATCCCTCGGCGAGTTGTCAACTTATGACCTCACGTTCATGGGTGGCGCGTTGACAATTGACACCACCGTATAAACAACGGCTCCAAGCCGACATAGGAGAAACATGAAAATCAAGTTGCAGTTAAAGCGCACGCCCGACAGCGCGCCCGAGTACTACTACACAAACCTGTTTGTAGTCACCGAATGGGAACGGCTTGAGCGTCGCAACATTCAGCAACTATCGACGCAACCGCTTTACAGCGATTATTGCTGTTGGATGCACACGATTTTGAAACTTAAAGGCGAGCAGGTCGGCGACAATTGGCGTGAATGGATTAGTAAGAACCCAGAGCTGGAGATCATTCCGGTATTGGACGAGACTGACCCAAACCCTACGGACGCGGCACCTACCGCCGCCAACTAGCAGAGATTTTGGTTGCGGTCGGTTGGTGGCCTAGCGACATTGTGTTTGACGCTCGAGACATAGCAACTGTCATTAAAGTGCTTAACGACGCAAACAAAAAACGGAGATAACGTGGCGGAAGTATCGGCAAGAGTTGAGGTTGTAGGGCTCAAAGATGCCTTAAAGACCTTAAACAAGATTGATAAATCTTTGCGCCGAGAAATTACTAAGGATTACAAGCGCATTGTTCAGCCTGTTATTGACGACGCAAACAAACTTGTGCCTACTGGTGTGCCGTTGTCTGGTATGGCGCGCAATTGGCAAACCAAGTCAGGGTTTCAGATATTGCCGTGGATACCTGGCATGAAACAAAAGATCGCTGCCAAGATCAATACCCGAGCGATCAAGGAATACGGCGGAAACACCACAAATGTGGGCACGTTTGCTATTCAATGGAAAGGAGCGACAGGCACCATGTTTGACACGTCTATGGCTGGCTCGCTTGGCCGTGCGCTAACTGCACGCTATGGCAGTCGTTCGCGAGTAATGTGGAAAGCGTACGAGCAACGCCAAAGTGATGTCATGTCCGAGATGGAACAACTGGTCAAGCGCGTCATGGAAGAAGCGAACAGAGAGACCGCGTAATGGCAATCAATATCCCGATCATTTCAGAGTTTGACGGCAAAGGGATTAAGAAGGCTATTGCCCAGTTTAAGAAACTGGAAACGACGTCAGAGAAAGCCCAGTTCGCTATTAAGAAGGCGGCGGTGCCGGCAGCTGCGGCGCTTGGTGGTTTGGCGTTGGCGCTTGGTGACGCAACCAAGGCCGCTATGGAAGATCAGCAGGAGCAGGCGGCGTTAGCGCTTACTTTGCAGAATGTGACTGGCGCGGGAGCCGCGCAGACTGCACAGATTGAAGATCAGATATCGGCAATGAGCAGGGCGTCTGGCATTGCGGATAGTGAGTACCGAAAGAGCCTTGAGGCTTTGGTGCGCGGTACAAAAGATGTTGACCTCGCCATGAAAGACATGAACCTGGTCATGGACATCAGTACAGCTTTGCAAATGGATTCAAGCACCGTTGCTGACGCGCTTGCTAAGGCGTATCAGGGCAACTTTAAGGCGCTCCGATCATTGACCCCAGAAATGGCAACAATGATTAAAGAAGGCGCAAGCCTAAACGAAGTCATGGACGTGCTTGGCGGTACGTTCGGCGGAGCAACCGCAACCGCAGCAGACACCGCTGCAGGCAAAATGAAAATCTTGTCTAATTCCATTGGCGAAACAAAAGAGTCAATCGGTGCTGCGCTGTTGCCAGTAGTCGAGGCCGTGCTCCCGATTTTGAACAAGTTTGCGATGTGGGCACAAGACAACCCGCAGGCGTTTGTGGCTATTGCTGGCGCTATCGGTTTAGTCGCAGCTGCAATCGTGGCAACAAACATTGCTATGGCACTCAACCCGTTTGCCCTGATCGCTGCAGGCGTAGCCCTATTGGTTGCCGCGCTGGTGGTTGCTTACAATAAGTTTGAGTGGTTCCGCACAGGCGTTAACGCAATAATCAACGGCATACTTGGCGCATTCGAGTCGGTGGTCAACGGTGCAATCATGATGGTCAACGGCATCATTCGCGCCTACAACGCTATACCAATTGCGCCAGACATCAAAACCATCCAGCACGTCAATTTGCCGTCGCTTGGTGGCACAGCAACACAGGTCGCTAGTCGCATGAACCTGCCGCGCATGGCCGAAGGCGGCATTGTGTCAAGCCCTACCCTTGCGCTAATCGGCGAGGCAGGCCCAGAAGCAGTCGTGCCATTAGACCGCATGCAAACAGGTGGCGGAATAACAATCAACGTCACAGGCGGACTTGCCACAAGCGCCGAAATCGGTGAATCGGTTGTCAATGCTTTGCGCGCCTATTCGCGTAGCGCTGGGCCGTTGCAGTTACAGGTGGCGTAATGCCAGGCACAGCCGTAGTCAATTCAGGCAACTATGACTTAAAGATTGCTACGGGTTTTCAGGTTGATGCGTTTGTGCTTGACGACACGCTTAAAGGGGTGCTTAATAACACCGATTACGTGCTTGACGGCACGACCGAGTTCGCTGACGTCATGGACTCGACTATCAGCATCAACGTGCGCCGCGGTCGCCGTGACGTGGGCGATCAGTTCAGCGCTGGCACGATGACATTTACCATTCAGGACGTGGACGGGATATTTAACCCGTTTGACCAAAACAGCCCGTATTACGATACGCCGCAATCTAAGCCTGGGCTTGCCCCATTGCGCGCTGTACAGCTCATCCGTTACAGCTCAACCAATGTGCCCGAATCATTGTTTAGCGGTTATGTCGTCAACTATGACTACAACTTTGCGCTCGGCGGTCTAGACACCGTGACCGTATATTGCGCTGACCAGTTCTATCTACTGGCACAAACCTATTTAGATGAACTAAACGTCACGACCGAAACATCGGGCGAACGCATAGAAACAGTCCTAGACCTGCCAGAAGTAGATTTCCCTGCAGGTTCTCGAAGCATCGCCACAGGTACCGTAAACCTTGGTCACGACAGCGCCTACACCGTGCCGGCAGGAACAAACGTGCTGCAATATCTAACCCAAATTAACGACACCGCCGAGTTCGGGCGTTTGTTTATGTCACGATCTGGAGTGCTGACATTCCAAGACCGCATCGGCACAACTTTGAGCGCGCCTATGGCAGAGTTTAAGGATGACGGCACAGGGTACAAGTTTGACGGGGTCGGCATCAGTTTTGAGGCGGACTCGGTAATCAACAGATCAGTCGTTACAGGCTTAGACGGGGATAGTTACACCGCTACGGACGCTGGTTCAATCGCCACATACTTTATTCAAACGTCAAGCATCACAAACAGCCTGTTGCATGACGCTGCCGAAATACAGGCCGCTGCCGAATATCTGCTTAACCCAGAGCCCGAACCGCGCTACACGTCCGTGGCAACCAAATACCTGATGCTGACCACAGCCCAAAAGGACACGCTGGCCACAGTTGATATTGGCGACACAATCAGCATAGAAAAAACGTTTCCGAGCGGTACCAGCACAACTCAGTTGGCGCAAGAGTTATCGGTTGAAGGCATCGAGCACCGATTGGACTTCAGCACAGGCCACAGCATCCTGTACAGCACCGCACCAACCACAATTGTGTTTGAGTTGATATTGGACGATGCCGTGTATGGCACACTCGACGCAGAAAATGTCTTAGGATAAGGAGAACTATGGCAACCCCAACCGCACTACCAGCAACCTTTGTTGCAGGCAATGTTCTGACCGCTGCACAACAAAATGGATTGCGCGGAGCATTCCGCATTTTGCAAGTAGCAAGCGTTTTTAAGGCTGATGCGTTCAGTTTTACCAGCACTAGCTTTATAGACGTAACTGGCTTGTCGGTGTCAATCACACCACGCGAAGCAACCAGCCAAATTATTTGCATGGGTCAAATCAACACAGGAACATCAGCATCCGAATATGTAATTGCTCAACTTGTGCGCGGCGCAACCGTGATCGGTTCTGGTACTGGCGGCTCAACATACAACGGCATCACCGTAAACCCGTTTCAATCAGGTTCAGGAATGTGGACTCAACCATTTATGTTTGTTGACAGCCCAGCGACAACATCGGCAACAACATACAAAATACAAGTCAGAACATCTGCCGGCACATCGTATGTAAACCGTCGCGCCACCGACACAACTTTTGGCGGTTCATCAAGCATCATCCTTATGGAAGTATCAGCATGATCGACTACGCAGCAATTTTGACAAGCAAATACCCTGGCACCAATTGGACACTTGACGGCACCGATTACACAGGCCTCACATGGTTAGACGACTCAACAAAACCAACACAAGCCGAACTAGACGCGCTCTGGCCACAAGTTGACTACGAAATCCAATACGAAGCGGTAAGCAACACACGCCACAAGGAATACATCAAAACCAGCGACCCGATCTTTTTCGAATGGCAACGTGGCACCAAAACACAAGCCGACTGGGACGCTGCAGTTCAAGCCATAAAAGACGCAAACCCATATCCACCATTGCCTGTCAAGAAGAAGTAATGCGTTGGATACTCAGATCGTGGTGGCTTTTGTCGGTGGTGGGTTCGCTGTGTTGGTGGCGCTCATTAGCAAAATCGGCAGCGAAAACAAAAAAGACCACGGCAAAGTCCACCAAGTCCTTGGTCGAATAGAACAAAAGATTGACAACCATGTTGAAAATCACCAATAAAGACAAAGCAATGTTTGCTAGTTATGCGCGCTCACTTGTTGGCGCACTTATTGCCGTTTACTCAACTGGCGCAACAAACCCACGTGACTACGCAAAAGGAGCAATCGCAGCAATCATCCCACCTGTGCTCCGTTGGGTAAACAAAAACGATCAGGCGTTCGGGCGTGGCAACAGCCAAAACTAACCCCAACGCACGCCCATACACAGGCAACAGCGACGGCCCATCAGCAGGCCCCCGTGCCGGCATGAACGAATGGATAAAGCAAGCGATCGCGGCATCAAATAACGCGATCTGGAATAACGGGTCGTGGGGTGTGCGCGACATGCGCGGCAAAACTGGCTCATTGTCAGT